GATATCCAAATATTTATTCAAAATTTGTTTTTCCTTAGCATTCAAATTAATCAAAGCAGAATCAGCATAAGCCTTAGCAGTAGTAGCACGAATAGAATCAATCTCAGATTCCGTCTTGCCAAGAGAAAGCTGGGCAGAACGATCACCATAGCGAGCCTTAAGGATATTATCAAGACCATATCCTTCAGTAACGACAGACTTCTGCTTATTCTCAAAAAAAGAATTCACGGCAGAAGAAAGCTGAGTAAAACCAGAACCATAGTCAGGACGCTGCAAATTCAAAGAAGGAGCAGACGCACCAGAAGGAGACGCAGGAGAAGGAGCAGAAGCAGAAGATGGAGAAGACGCAGCTTGTCCAACAGAAGACGCACCTTGCATAGCAAGAGCCGGATTAATTCCGGCTGCCAAAAGACGGGCCTTCTGATTTTCGGGAAGATTATACTCATTCTCACGATTCCACTGCTCCAAATTCCAATCATTAGCCTTAGACATCATTTCTTCAGACCAATCACGACCAAGTTGAGATTGCTCAGATTGAAATTTTTGCTGTTCCTGTAAAGCCCATTTATTATACTTGATACTCTTTTTATTCATCTTGCCGGAAGCAATGCCAGAAGCAACCGAACTTCCAAGACCAGCTCCAGCAGAAATAATGGCACCAAGGGTTGAAGCAGCAATAGGCATAACTATTCAGATTTAGATTCAACAGTTTCAACAGGCTGAGATTCAGAAACCTTCATTTCTTCTAACTTAGCCTTAGCATCATCAGAAATTTGTTCCTGCTTATCAAGCATATCACGAACCCATTCACGAACCTCAGAAGGAGATTGAACATAACGAGATTTAATCTCGGTCATTAATTGCTCATCGGTAAAATTACCGTCCTTATAAGGAGAAGAAGGATTCACCTGTAATTCACGAATAAAATTCCGATAGTTATCTTCACCAATATCATTAATAATGCGTTGCTCATTTAAAAGCAAAGTAGCATCAGAAACGAAACGAATCGAACCATTCTGCTCAACAACAAAGCGCAATTCATCAATAGGACGAACAGTAATAAATTCAGAATTAGCAAGAACATTTAAAATATCTCTTTCTTCCATAACAAACAAATTTTATATTAATACGGCATACCATCATAATCAAGATTTTGAACAACCTTGACATCAAAGAAAGATTCAACAAGGAATTGATCACTATCTATCGTATCATCACATTGAGAAAACAAAAATAGAATTTAAAACACGTGGAGAAACCTTGAATAAACCATAATTAGGAGACCAAGAAGTAGTAGAAGAACCAAGCGCAACCTTCAAAACAATCTCATCAATAGTCAATGGAGTAACCCAAGACGTTAAAGAAGTCAAAAATGCACCTTCAATACAATCAACATCAGTCTTATAAGCTATATACCGAGGAACATAACCTAAAATAGTATTAAATCTAAAAGAACTCGGGTAAGAATTGCTTGCACGATTCATCAAAGTAAACAACGGAAGAGATTCCAAACCAAGATTATCTAACTCAGGTTGAGGAAGGTCGGTAGCATAAGTATTCAAAAGTTGAAGATCGGGACCAGACAACTCATAATCCAATACCGGAACAGCATGATAAATACACATCAAAATACCATGCTCTTGTGTCTCGAAAGATTCAGAACCAGAACCAGAACCAACACCTTTACCTTTAATATCAGCTTGAGATTGATCAGTATCCAAATTATTATTCAAAACCTCAGAAATGTTAATCTGAGAAGAATTACCACCAATATACGTACAATGATCAGAAAGAGCGGTAGAAAGCTTTACACTCCAACGAGCCTCAAGTTGTTCCTTGTATCCTTGGCCTGCACACTGCTGTATCTCACGCATACGCTGAATAGCATTAGCGATACGGAAGGAAAGAATATCAAAAGAACTTTTAAAAGGTCGAAGAGAAACACCAAAAGAATTACCAGCAGAAACAGTTCCAGAATTCTGTTGTAATATCAAAGGGTTAACAGAATTTGAAACAGAAACAACATGAGGTTGGCCAGTAGCGGTAAGATTACGAAGAAGCAAATAAGGTGCTGTACCAGATTCACCGAAAACAGAAACATTAACAGTAGCAACCGAACCTAACTGAGAAGACGGAAGAATACCCATAAACAAATCTCGGGGATAATTAGCATAACGAAGAGAGAATAAATTATCCTTAGACAAAAGAGAAGTAGAATCTTGCCGGTAATCAGTTAAAATATTACCACCGGAATAATAATCAAAATTATACGTGTAAGGCTGAGCTTTTTCCCATTGCTCGAAACGGAAATAATCACAATAAATCTTTTGATAAGCAGCCAAAGGAAGAATATTAACATTCAAATTCCATTGAGCATAAAGATTAAAGGCCTTAACAGAAGAATATCCCATATTCTTATCGGTCAAAGAATTCCAAGTAGAATCATACAAGAAATTTCCATAACGAAGATGACGCATAAGCTTAATAGACTGAGGAATACGCCTAAAGCCTGCAACATCAAACTGATCGTCACCAACAGATTGCTCAAATTTATTAAAAACTTCAGTAATCGTAGAAAAATCAGTATAAGGAATCTCATCGGAAACCACCTTATTTTGAATCAAAGAATTAGCAATATTGGATTGATCCAACATATTTACCAAGGCGGGATTCAAATTCTTGTTAATTAAACGAAGAGGAAACAAAATACCAATCAAAATACTCCTTAATACGAGTATAAGCAGCAGTATTAACCGGCATAGTACGAGTAAAATGCATATCTTTCAAATTTACTTTCGTACCGGGAAGCAAGGTTTTCCAATAGACAGGAAGTAATTGGCCAGCCTTAGCCGTAAAACAAAACTTCTTAGAAAGATCAAAACCAGCACGAGACGGCCTACCTTTCACATCTCCGTAAGAAAAAAGTCGTGAACCCATAAAAAATTAAAATTTAAATTAAACTAATCAAAAAGGTAAAAGCATTTGTTCCGAAATAAATTCATGAGATTTATCTCGAGGGTATAGCGTTACCTTATACCTATAAATACTTAAAGAATTAAGATACTTTTCCAAACGACGACAATAACATTCACACTGAGAAACAGAAGAAACACGGAAACGATCACGCATCATCAAAACCATGCTATCTCCAATAAAATCAGGATTAGCCAAATCATCCAAACGATATATATAAACAGTTCTATACATACTTTAAATTTCTATCATTAATTTCACGATGTTTAACACGTTTATCACAATCAGTCTTAGCCTTAGCCTGAGCCAAAGACAAAATAGGGTGAGAACGGATAAGAGATTCAAAAGGAAGATGGTATTCCAAAACTGAAACACCATCCGAGGGAGGAACCTCCTCAGTAACAGGAGCTATAAGAAAATCTACTAACTCCTCATCAAGATCAACTAAACCAACAATATCAGTGTACTGAGAACGTAGCAAAGTATAAGAAAGCCGAGCATAATAGTGCTTAGAAATATCAACCGTCCTACGAATGTATTCATAAGACGACGAAAAAGTAATATCCCAAAACGAAATAAATTTACCAACACACGAAAAAAGACGATATAACCGCATACAATCACTATCGAATAAATCATCTGAGCGAACGTCAGTCGTGATCGATTCAAGTCTAGCATAATAATAACACGTATAAAGCTGATTCTCAATACTTAAAAAATTATCAATAGAAAACGAAGACATAGAAAAAATATTCCGAATATGATAACGGCAAACATCCATCAACGTTGCTTTTGGATTGTCTCTTCGGACGATGTAAAAAGTTGTGGATAACGTCGAAGATACGCTTCGTACAAGCCAATATAATTCATGGCTAGACAATCTACCATTGCACGCATATCGGAGAAAGCAGGAATCGACAACCGACCGGGGAGGGCGGATTGCGAGAAGTTTTCCATTAATAAGGCTAGGGATTCCATTAAGGAATGGAGAGAGCGGGGTCTCTTCGACGGGTCCGGAAATACTATCTCTAACGGCTTCCTTGGCGTCAGAAAAGCATGATGTTGCAAATCCGTTCGAGAAACGAGAATATGGTTTAACTCTATCATCCTGTTTAAGGTGATAGGGAAGGCGACTAAATGAGTTAACATAGCCCGCAACGTACGACTCAGCGTTTCCGCGCGAGGCAGACCAATCACAACGACCAAATTTCCAGCTCGAATTAATAATTCGGCTAATATTCTTGGCGACTTCATCCGAGTCCGTGAATAATAAGAGATGGAAATGCGGACGGAAGTGTACAGGTCCATATTCTGATACAAGGTAGATATGTACTTTTTCATATTTTCCAGCAAATTTAGATATAGCTTACGCAAACGTTTAATAAATAATTGGCCATCCTTACGAGAAATATAACCGTAATAATCTTGCAAATGAGGGTATTTACCTTTAACATTCAAAGTAGCTTGCTCACGATAATCACGGATATAATCACTAGAAGCGTTAAAATAATAAGAGAAATCATCATCATAAGAAAGTGGTGCATCCACTTCCTTTTTCAATAACCTTTTTATATTTCTTAGAATACATCTTTTGAACCATCTTATAATCTCCTCGGCGCTAGGTTTGACAACAAGTTCGTAAAGAGTTGAATCAGGATCATCAGAATGAACCTTAAAAATTTGACACTTCGGCACATATTTTTGATCATAAGAAGGATTAATAAAATAAGTATACTTTGATAAAGACTTTTGCAAGCTTACTCGCATAGAGCGAATAGACGCCTTGCGAGTAAGACACGCAGGACATTCCCCGCATGGTTGATACATAAGTTGGCCCGTGTAAGGGTTTATAACATTTTTACCATGGTAACAGCGTTTCGCCAAATATTTTATAGTACCAACCTTATCCATAATTACTGTCCTAAAAGAATTGTACCTAATGAAGTTAACAAAGAAACGATCGCAGAAATGATTGCAGACCAAATCTTGTTCTTTTTTTCAGTTGTAGCCATAATCAATTTAATTTAGAATTAGACTTAATAACAGATAATTGCTCTTTAGCAACAATAGAATCATACTCAAAAACAGAACGAGCAACGACAGTAAACGTATTCAATGTAGACTGACGAACAAAAGACATAAATTCAGAAATATCCGAATCATCAACCAAAAATGCCACTTCTCCTTTCGTATTAGGAGAAACAATAAAAAGTGTTTTTGTCTTAAAATTTTCCATAGTATCAACCTTTAAAATTAATATTTCATTGCAAAGTATAATAAAAAAAA